ACGTGTGCTCTTCCGATCTCATAATAAAATATCCTTATATCTACCTCTACGATTTTTATAAACAGATATTTTAATTTGAGGATTTTGAAAACCGCCACCTTTAATAACCTCTGCTAAAGCTGTTAAATCATTTTGACTAGCTTCGAGCATAATTAAACCTAAATCGATTTTATCTGCAATAGACTTAGCTCCACGAAGTAAATTTTGGTCATATTGTTCCGCGGTTCTATAGTCAGCATTTAATTGAGTTGCAGTCATAATAAAAACACCATATTGATTACAAATATCTTTTAAACGAATAGAAATCATAAAAAGAATATTATCTTCACGAAGTCCTTTTACTCCAGCCTTAGAACTAATTTCTCCTAATATTTTCATACTTGAATGAATATAATCAAAGAAAATATATTTAGTTCCATAGTCACGAATTCCGCGTTTAATAGTATTTTCTATATCTTTTAAAGAAAAATCTGGAAGCTGTTCAACATATAGAGGGCATTTCTTTAAAAGATTAGCTGCATAAACAACTCTATCCCATTCACCTACAAAGTATTCTCCATTAATAATATGTTCTTCATCTACATCAGATAAGAAAGCTATCATCATAGTCTGGATTTCATCTAATTCTTGTTCTGTTGTGATAAACATTGCAGGTTCTTTGGTTCCATTTTCAATCCATTTCTTTTGCTCACTATCATAAATCTTATCACAAGCAATGGAGCAAACATCAGCAATCATACTACGAGTTTTACCTACACCTGTTGCGGCAGAGCGTAAATAAAATTTCTTTAATCTAGCTCCTCTTGATATAGTATTAATAAGTGGGCCAAATAATGGGTAACCTAATTCAGGAGTTTCTTTTAACCTCTCTAAAAGTTCTAAAGCACCCTCTCCCGCGTTAGTTAATGTACTTTGAGCATTATCTGCATAAGTTAATCTTACATCTGTAATTTTTTTATCTATTAAATCAGCAATTTCTTCAATAGATGTATTATCTAACCAATCCTCTTGTGCCTGTTTCTTTTTTATATCTAAAATATTATCAATATCATATAGCCAAGATAAATCCATTCCTGCAACTTCATGATACATTCTCATTAAAGTCATTTTTTTCATTCTTCCATAATAATAATCAAAAGCAGCAAGCTGTGTTGTTTGACTAATTTTTTGAATATACTCTGGACCTTTATTGGATTTATATATAGCTAATTTTTTTGGTCTTTGCTCTAAATAATCTTCTATTGCATTTAAAGAAATTTCTTTTGCTCCAAGAGCATGAAGATTATAAATAGACCCGAAAAGAATTTTATGAAATTCTTCAGTAAAATCTTCTTCATTAAAAAAATATTTATCATCTTCATCTAATAAAGATGGACTGTTATATATTGCGCCGATTACCTGAATAACGCTTGGAATATCTACATATTTACTCATTTTCTTGCTCCTCATCTTCAAGATTAAATAATTTAATTGCTCTTGCTTGAACAGTCGGAGCAAATATTTCAATAGTTTTTATTTTTGGTTTATAATCGTTTATATCTTTTTCTTCATTAGCTAATTTTGCTAAATATAAACTATAATAATAATTATAAGCATCCTTATATATATAAGGAATAATACCAATTCCACCATTGGCTTTTTCAATAGAATTACCTTTAATTTCAAAAAAATAAATTAAAGCTTTTAACATTCCACTATATGAATAGTTATATTGTTCTTTATATTCTTTAATTTGTTTTCTTATACGAACATTAATATATTCTTCTCCAAAAAGTTTCATTATATAATCTTCAAGAGCAATTAAATCTTGGTCTTTTTGCGGAGGTTCGATATTTTCTCCTGTCAGACCAGCTTTTTCGGCACAAGCTTTATGAGCATATCTTCTAGCGGAAACTAAAATACAAGATACTTTATCTCTATCAAATTGATTTCCGCAAACTTTACATTTTACCATATGCGCCATATTTACATACCTCTTAACTTTAATATTCTATAATATAATTATATCATATTTTTTGAGAAAAATCAAAATGAGGCGCGTCAATTAAGACCACGCCTCATTGTTATTTATTTATTTTCAGCTACTAATTCTTTTAAATCAGTAACAATTAAATCTAATGCTTCAGTTTGTTCTCTTGAACATTGATTTACTTTTTGACCTTTACCTAAATACTTATCAGTAATTTGAACAATTCTAGGCTGCCAATAAGAATTAAATTCATTTTCTTCTACAGTTTCAATTAAACTATTTATGATAGAATTAAATGTTTCAACTAATTCATCGAAGTCTAACTCCTGAGTAGCAGCAGTATATAAATTAGTTCTTTCATCTGTAAAATATTCAGTTCCATCTTCTTCCATCTGTTTATCAATCGCATCTCCAATTGCTTTAACTAAAGAGTTATAATTAAAATCAATATAATCTGGAGTATATTTAAAACGACTTCCAGCTACGTATCTTGGAGTTCCACGCATAAATAATTTTGTAGAAGTAACACCTGCATCATCTTGAACTGCTCTTGAGTAACCAATAATATCACACATACGAGATACAATATTACGAGGTTTAGCACCTAATGTTGGAACAATTTGATTAAATTCTTGACCTTGTTCATCTTTAAATGTTTTATCTACTGCATGACTAATAAGAACTAGACCATAATCCATTTGAACAATGCTTCTTAAACACTCATCAAATTCTTTTGCTACTAAAGTATATCCTTTACCAAAAGGAATATCTCCAATTGCATCTACACCAAAACCGCCATCAGAACGTTTTGCGTTAGCGCAGATATATTTTTCACAAAGGTCATATGCAATATCAACAGTATCAATGATAATAGTTTCAAATTTTTCTTTTACTTTTTCATCTTTTAACTGTTTTAATACTTTTCTAAATTCCGCCCAAGAATTAACTGGTTGAGCCATTGCTCCAGGAATAGCATTATAACCTTTTTCAAAAGCTAAAAGCATATGTCTTGGAAATTTTGTTGCAATAGTTGTTTTACCAGATTTAGGTTCACCATAAAAGAATACTGAATATCCTCTTAAATCGCGACTTACTTGGTGAGGAACGATATTTAATAAATCAATCATTTTCTATCTTTCTCTCCTTATTTCTATTATCAAAGTAATATAAGGGATATTAATCCCTTATATTAAAAATTAAATGTTCCTTTAGCTGCGGTTGGAACAGGTGAAGAAGCTGCCGCAGGAGTTGTAGATGCTCTTGATGCTTTGTATTCATCATTAGCTTTCTTTTTATCTGCTAAGTAAACTTCTCTATTCTGTAATGCTTTTGTTAATTCATCAACAGTTAAAACTTGTTCATCACCAAACTCATAAGGAAGTTTTGCAGTTCCAGTAACTACCCATTCCTTAGTTTTTCTTTCATAAGTTTTAACGGCTGCTTCTCCAAAAGCAGATTCTTCTGTTCTTTCAATAGTAGAGGTATTACAAGTAATTTTACCCCACACTTTTGTATATACAGGAGATGCATTAGTAACTTCTAAATTCTCAAAATACTTCATACCTGCTTCGTTTCTTACAACAAAATCAATAGGAAGTAAATCATTTCTAAAGTTAAAAATTGCTCCTCTAAGAGTTACGAAAGGCTCTTTAATATTCTTCTCTTCATCAACTTCTGTTTTTACAACTGCTGTAATTACCATGTCTGCTTGGAATGTATTTCTTTCAGAAATATCACATAGCTCATTAACTAATGTTACAAATCCACCTTCATTGGTTTTTACAGATACAAGAGAATCATCTTGAGCATAAAAATCATTTAAAGCTAAAGCAGTATCAACTTTTACTTTTGTAGCTGCATCTTTTCCATCAGTAATCCATGCTTTTCCCTCATTAATAATTTTTTGTAAAGCTACAAAAGTTGAATTTTTTCCACCATTTTTAGTTGTTTCAGTTACATAAGTAAAATGTACTGTTAATATATTACAACCTTCTTCATCCGTTGCAATATCAAGAGTACCAGAAATAAACTCTTTTCCAAAATTTGCAGATGCATTATTTTGAACTGTTTTTACTGCTAAATCGTGCTGATAAATTCTACCTTCAATATGTTCTGTATTAATATTCTTTCTCATTTAATTTTATCTCCTTATATTTTTCTTAAAATCAAATTTATTTCATATTTATATTATATCAAAAATTTTTAATTGTGTCAAATTTTACTTAGATTGCTTTATTTTTACCTTTTTCTGTAATAGCGTATGCTACTGGGTCTGAGCCAATTTTCTCAACAAAGCCTTCTGTAATAAGTTTTTTCATTGAGCCTGATACCGAGCGAGATGGCATAAATAAACCTTCTCCAATCTCTTTTGACTTAAAGATATTATTAAATTTGTCACAAGTTTCTTGCATATATTTTAATATCTTACTACCATTTTCAGTAAGTTCTGGCTTAGGAGCTGTTTTAGCAGAACAAAAATCATTCCAATATTGTTTTACAGCCTCCCAAGTCTCAGTATCTCCTTCCATATAAATATCTTCATGGTCGAAGACTTCTTTCTGAATAAAATTAATAAACTTTTCTTTATTTGTCATTACTAACTACTTTTCTTTAATATGTTTTTCATTATATTTATATTATAACATATTTTAATTAGTAAATCAATTAGTAAAACTATAAAGTTTGTTTTCTTCCGCAACTTCTTTTGCCTTCGTTGCAATATCCCATAAATTCACATTTAGGTTTAAACTGCTCTTTAACTAGTTTTGCCCATTCTTCAGAGTAATCTGATAAAGCTTTACATAAATTATTAAAAAGTTCTCTATACTCCCAATATGCACAAGTACACATTCTTTGATGAGACATATCTATTAAAGTACGAAGATTTATTTTACAAACTACTGTTGTTGTCATACCAAGCGGAAGTCCATTTGCTGTATCCTCATGTGGAATATTATATGTTTCTTCTAAATCATTTAATACTCCATTAACAGTTGCCATTAATCTATCCCATATATCTTTAGTTTTTTGATTTTTAGCAATAGAAGGAGGAATAATATATTCAAAACCTTCATTTGCATAATCAATATATCTTGTAGATGCTTGAAGTCTAGTAGGCGCTCCGCCAATATGAGTATACCATTCACGCATTACTCTGGCACTATATCCATCAAGAGTAAGGTATACATCCGGGAATTCCCATGTTCTACCATGACCAGACTCCAAATTATGAATACCACGTTTATAATTTTTTTGAGCATCATCTGTAGGAGCTCCATAACAAACTCCTGCCATCTCACCAATTAAAGTAATTGGGTCTTTAACTGTTCTTTCGCTAATTATTATCTTTCCCATTTAATTATTTCCTTTTGTTGAGTTATAACCTAGTTTATCAGATTGATACATCTCAATCCAGAATTTTTCTTTTTCGTTTAAATCTATTCTTGAACACTCTTCTAAAAGTTCAAAAGTAAAATTCCACACTCCATCATTTTGCATTACTTTATAAAGTTTATTAGTTGCGGAAGCTTCTATTCCAAGACCACATTTAATGTGGTCTTTCCATCTTTGACCAACATCAACAGACTGTCCAATATAACACTGTTGTGTTTTTAAATTTGTAATTTTATAAATACCACAAATTTTTTTATTTCCTAAAATACGATTACACATTTCTGTAGATTGTTTTAAAAAATAAGTTGACCAAATCAATTTGCTCAAAACAACAGGTTGATGTAAAGATAATTTTATTGTATTTAATTTTTCAACATCCTCTAAATCAATAGTAGAAAGAGATAATTTATAAAATTGAAGTTTCTCTTCTTTTTCTCGTTCGCGGAGTTGCGCCTTTGTAGCTGCATTTAATGCACTTCTTATCTTTTCAAGTTCTGTAGTCGCCGCGATTTTTTTCTCTTCTAAAGCTTTCAAATTATTATAATAATCTAACTCTGCTTTTTCATAACTTAATTCTAGAGTGTGCAAATATTGTTCACTAGCATAAGAAGTATTATCTTTATATAATTTTATTTGCTCAGAAATTTTATTTTTTTCATTTTCATAGTTTACTGCAAGATTTTGTTTTTCTTTTGTTATATCTTCTAATAACTTTGTTTTCTCATAGTAAAGATTATTAATTTCTTGTTGAGCTTGGTGTATTTTTTCTTTTGTTTGAATTAAATCTTGTTCTTTAGTATTTTTAATTTGTTTTGCTAAAGTAAGATTTTTATACCCAATTATAAAAAGAATAATACTTACAATTATTAAAAATATACTTAAATAAATCATACTTATTTCTCGATAAAAAAATTGGGTGAAACTAGAATGTTTCACCCAAATCTATTATATAAAGTTAAGCTAAATTATTCAGCTTTCTCTTCTGGAGCATCTGGGTCGAAAGCTTCGCCTTCAGCTGTCAACTTAATAAATTTAACTGGCTTATGAGTACCATCTTCTAATTCAATTTCTGCAGGAATTCTTTCCATAAGACCTTTTCTCTGGAATGCAGAAGTAACGATACCATTTACACTTTTAACCTCTAAACCTGTTGCTTCAGCAATATCTGCTGCTGTAACATTAGCTCCGTTAATACTCTTTACATAGTCAAATACTTTTCTTGAATTTTCTTTTAATGCCATTTTTAATGTTCTCCTTTAAATAAAATATTATAAAATAATTTGTAATGTTAGATGAACTTTTTATTAGAATATTCATCTTTTATCTATATAAATATTATACCAAAAAATTTTTATTTTGTCAATAATTTTTTCTTGGTTATATATTCATCTATTTGTAACATATCTTCAACTGAAAGGGAAGACATTATATCTTCAATTTTCTGTTGATTCTCTTTAACATTTTTGCCCAATTGCAACTCTTCTTCTAGATTTACAATTTTTTGAGCAATTCTTTTTATGCGTTTATTTCTTTCATCTTTCATATATTTATTATACCAAAAATTTTTAAAATTTTCAAAAGCTAGTTACATGACACAATCTCTAATAATACGTGAATACTCAAGTGCATCGTATCTTTTCATATCTTCCCATAAAATAATATCATTCTGGTTATAATCATAATAAATTCCACTCCAATCATAATAAGTTCCACAATAGAGAAAAATAAAATGATTTTGTATTTTATTATAATAAATTTCTCCTTGCGGAAACCGCATTTTTAATATTTGAGCAAAATAATAACAGTTTCCATAAGTCCAATTACTATCTTTTGAAAATCTTCTTTTTATAAAATCTAAAATTTCCATAATTAACCAAATATATCATTAATAAGACATTCTTCTTTATTTTTGTCTTCTCTT